TATAAAATCTATATATAAACCATTTATCTTGTATGGTGCTTTTGTATCCTCTGTAACAACTGTAAAGTTATTACTTGTTCCACTTCCTTGTACTGGTATTCTTATCATTGGTGCTGAAGTACCTCCAAACACTGTTGAGTTAAACACAGCTTCTCCAAACTCTGCAGGTGGATTAACTGTACCAAAAGGAAAATCACTTGTTGGTTGTGGAATATCTTGACTGTTAAAGTCGTATTTAATTTGTAATGCTGGAGTTACAACTCCTTCGGCTGAACAAGACACTCTAACATAGTGTAAAGTTTTTAAAGTTCCTAAGTCTCCGTAATCGTAATCTGGTGTGGCATATCTAGCAAGTATGTTAGACCCATTAAAGTCGTCACCTGAATCGTGTACAAGCACATAGCCATCAGTATCACCGTGAAAATATTTTTCAACACCATTATTATTAAATCCAGCTCCTATACTGGTTACTTCTATTCCTCTTGTTTCTGACCACTCAAACCCGTTTGGTCTAAGTGTTCCTATAATTCCTTCTTGTTGTGCGTTAATAACTGTGGTGTCTGTATAAAATAATCTGTACTGAGACTTTTCTCTAATAACAACACTTGATATTATAAACTTATCAATGTTTTCTGCTAACTGTGTTATGATAGGTTGTATAGCTTTACTAACTGTACCTAACTCAACGTCTCCAATCCTTGCAGTACCAGCAACTGTTCTTAGTCCATCGGGTGCTAAGAATATAAGGTCACCACCTATCTCTTGGATACTGTAACCTGATAGACACCCAATGTTTTTTGCCACTGGAATTACTACTGCTGTACCGTTTATATCTTGTAGCTTAAATATACTGTTTCTACAAAATATAAAAAGTTCATTACGGAAGCTTTTAATTCCTACTATCTGGTCTGATAAGGTTATAGAACCTGAACCAGTACCATTAAACGTTGTAGGGTCTAATAGTGTACTATAAAATACTGTACTAAGATTATCTTCAACACCTGCAACAATTAAATGTTTATCGTGTATTTCAGAGTGTGTTGCAAACTTTGTACCTGTTACAGTTATCTCACCAAAGAATGTTCTTGTATTGATGTTAGCACCAGTACCCTCCATTCTAAAAAAGTAAGGTTTGTTTGCTCCATCACATATAATTAATAAACCATAATCAAATGTAGCACCTTCAAACAATGAAAAGCTAATCTTGCCTTGTCCTGTTCTAGTAAGTGTACTACGTCCTGTAAAGGCTGTATGATTATCTCCACTAGCATCTACGGAACTTCTACTTATGTTTAACCAACTTGTACCGTCTTGACTAAAGAATATTCCTGTCGATGCACAAGCTACAACACCATCTCCATAAGGTATTACCCCATGAATTGTATCTGTGCTTCCACTTACTTGTGCAGCACTACCAGCTCCTAATCTACTAAAACCACTAATACGTCTATACCCACCCTTAATAGAGACTTCAAAGTTTCTAAGTTCTGTAGCTACACCGGGAGTCTTAAGCAAATCAATTTGATTGGTTGCTTTAACTAAACCACCGGCACATGCAACTGTATAAGGTTGTGATGCTGCCATAAATTAAAAGTATTTTCTATCGTCTGTCATAGTACGAGGAGTAGGATTAATCAAATTAGATTTCATGCTCCTCAATGCTTTCTTGTAATCGTCCATAGCAAACGCTGCTTGTTGTGGAGATTCTTTAAACTGCCATACATAGTATCTGCTTTTAGCAGTTATAACATTTGTATATTGTTCTGGGAATACAACTGTATCTCCATGAGCTGAAAGCTTTGTAGGCTTTTCAAACGCATAGAAATGTACGTTGTAAACTTTATCAGGAATTGGACTTAAGCCAAACTTCCTGCCATCTGGTGATTTAATAACTCTGCAAGGCTCACCATAAGCCTGTGAATCTGCATCGTCTATGTTCTCGTTGTCTCTGTAATATCTTTTCCAATCAGCTAAGTTTAAAAACTGTAGTCCTCTTGAGACAAAAGGAGCTGATTCACCACTCACGTTAATGGTGGTTAAATAAAAATCATCCCAGTCTATCGAAGCGTAATCGTCTTGAACGCTTGAGCTACTAGCTTTTAACTCGTACCATCTAGTACCAGCCACTGTAGCCACTGTCACGTTTCCATAGAACGGGTCAGTTCCACCACTTTCGCCTACTGCAAAAAATGGTAACTGTGGTTCTTCATTTGCTATATCGAATATAGACTTGTTTATGGCATCCTTAGTAAACTGCTGAAGTCCTACAGCACTTGAAAAGTTTGCAGACGTAAGAGGTATCTCATTGAGTTCTCTTAGTACTTCGTTAGTTAAGTCTAAGTATGTTGTTGCCATTATTTACCTTTAGCTTTTAGTTTTGCTTTTTTGCTTAAATCTTTAAAGTGAAATAGCTTTACACTTGTTTTAGTGTGAGATTTGTTTGTATGTAAATCTCCGTTAGGCATTTTGTGAGAGCTGCCTTTGTGTTCAGTTCCATCTCTTTTATAATGTTTTACGCCTTTCATTTTTAAAGTTCTTTTGCTTTTGGCATTTCACCATTGCTATAATGAGGTTGTCCACCTTTGTTGTAAATCATACGACCCATACTAGCTTTTTTTCTTTCAGGTTTTACAGAACCATAAGCACGTTGTTCTCTTTTAGGCATACCACCACCCATCATTTTCTTTTTGTACATCATTTCTTTTCCCCAATTGTTCTGATTTTATCTTGTTGATAATTTACTGTTAAACTTTCGTTGTATCCTGCCATGTCTTTACACATCTCTTCTTTCTCTTCGATAGAGTTATAATCAGATATGTTTCCACTTGGTTTTGGATTGCCTGTTAATTTTTCTTCCATTGTTATTCCTTTTAAGTTTCTAATTTTTTTAATTCTTCTTTTGAGTAAAACCTTTTACTATAAGCAGTTTCAGGTTTTGGTTTTTTAGTTTTAGGAATTTTTTGAAAACGTTCCTTTACTTCATTTGGATTAAATGGGATTCCCAATATATTTCCAGACATATTTTTTTCTAATTCTGATATAGTTTTTGCATCTACTTTAGATGGTCCACCTCTAAATAATTTTTTTCTATAATTCATTTTTTTTCCTAAAGTGGAGGAGTCCGGAAACTCCCCCGTTAGACTGTTTCGTCAATACCGTTGACTGTATTATTAACCTGCTTGGGTTGTAGTAATACCGTCTTGAACTTTACACTGACCATTTAGATACCAGTTTGTACCATCAGACCATACATGAACAAAATCTCCATGTACTGCCTTGTTAGCTACAAACGAAATAGTATCTGCATCAGTAACTGTAGCGACTGAACCTGCTGCATCTTCCGGAGAAGATACGTTACCCACAATAATATTAGCACTTGATGCTGTTACTACTGTATGAGTACCTGTTGGTTCTGTTGCTCCAACGTAAAACCAATACTCTAAACCTGCTGCTGGAGCTGGAAGAGTTTGAACTTTCGCTGCTGCTACGTTTAAAACGTAACGTGTGCCTGATTCGGCTGCTGTTATTGTATTCGCTGCGGTGATTGCTTCTGTGTCAGAAGGTTTCTGGACCTTAGTCGCTAACTCACGAACATCATTTGTTCTTGCTGAGTTACGTCCAGTATCTCTTATATTTACAATTGCCATGTTATTTACCTCTTAGTAAAATTATGCGTTAAAAAAAGAGGAGGAGTCCGAAGACTCCCCCAAAGTTGGTATTAATCAATACCGTAGAAAGCACCTACAATTGCTTCGTCTCTGAGTACTTTCGCACCATAGACATGCAATCCTCTAACAATATCACCGAAAGAACTAGGGTCTCTAAGGACCTCAGTTGATGTTATTGATTGAGCAGTAGCTGTAGATGAAATATGTCCAGCCAAACATTTACCAGCAGCATTAGATGTTGCGGCAATATTGTTTGATTTGTACATGCTAAATCCACGTAGTTTTCCACTTGATACTAAACCATTTCTGATTGAGCCTTGTCCACCATTGTAGTCTACTGACAACAATTTAGAACTAGATTGTCCTAGAACTTCATAAAAATCAGGACTTGCAACAAACCAA